GCTTCGCAGACGAGCCAAGCCCGTCTTTGCGAGCGGGAGTTTTCAACTCCCTGCACCCACCTAAAGCACACCGAGCCGTGCCAGGCTCGGCGTATTCATTGAGTGATAGTGATATTTGCTTATTTACCTTTAAATTTCGGTCTTTTTCATGCACTTGCTCGCTTTCGTCAAGTTCGATGTTATACGTAGAGGTTATATATTTTTTGGTCGGAGCAAAGCCCATATCGTATAGCGTCTTGTCTCTTGTAGCGCGCTCGGTATTAGGAGCGTCTTCGTCGAATAGTTTTGCATAAAACTCGCCGTTATAGCCGTTGATTTCCTTAAAAAAACTTATAGCCTTGTTCATCACGAAGACTAAAATTTTGCCGTCGTTTGCGGCCAAATCCTCTCTGATTTCATTATGTGTCTTTGCCGCAGCATAGCTGCCTTCTTTTACGTCGCTGGCTAAATTTGCACCTAAAATAGCCTTGCTGATTTGATTGTCGAGGTATGCGGGAAGTCTCGTAAAATCTACGTTTGAGGTAGGCTGCACCAGCGTGATCTCCTCGTCTGTGTCTATGACCGCGCTATCGCCGCTAAGCATAGCTTGCACTTCCGCAGCCATTTCGTCGGGCTCGTAGCTAGTTTTTGCTATCGCCCAGGGCGATCCGAATTTTTCTAAAAACCTAAACCAAAACTTCAAGCTGGCGTTTTTCATCTTGACGGGAAAATACAGCTTTTTTAGTAGCCCGTCTCCGTATACCTTTCTAAAATTCGCTCTGTTTAATGCGTATATAACTTTTAAAGGCGGAATACTCTGCTCGCTTCCGCCGGCGTTAAACACGAACTCGCCCGCGTCGTTAAATTTAAACTGCCTAAAATCGCGCTGCACGAGTCTCGGGTATACAAGACCTTCTTTTTCTTTGTAGTTGATCTCAAATACGTTTAGTCCGTAAAGATAGGTCTCTAAAATTTGGCTGACGACGTCTGGGTTAAAAATCTTTTTAAATTCGTCCTTAATTTTTTCATCGTCGCAAACGATTTGGATCTCTTTTTTCTCGGTCACGGACTTGCGGCTCACGTCGCACTGCGTAACGGTAAGATCGGCTAGTATCATATCCATATCGTCGTCGCCAATGCTGGAAACTCCCGTATTTATCAGCAAATCTATAAGGGTACTGTTTTGGGCAATAACGGCGCTCTTGCGCTTTACGATAGGCGTCTGAATTCTATCGTTTCTGTTCGGTTTTATGTATTTAAAATTCAGTCTTTTCTTGTTCATCTTATGCGCCTTTTTACTTTCTTTTTTAGTTTTGTTAAGTCGTATGCGCCCGCTAAACTGTCGGGCGCGTCGTCGTGCTTGGCTTCGGGATACTCCGTAAGCTGTTCTATAAGCAGGCTTTGGCTTTGATGAAAGAGTATTTCGCCGTCCTCTATAGGCACCTCAAGCTCCTCTATTCTTTGCCCTTTGCTTGCGGTATTATTCACGCCTTTTAAAGGTAGCTTAACGCCTATCTCAAAGGCCTTTTCTCTGATCCAGCCCCTAAAAAACTCCTGCCCGCCGTTGCTCTCTATCGCGCAAACGCGGCATTTATAGAGCTGATTAAGCCTAATGATCTCTTTGATGGTATTCTTGGTCTTCATGACCTCTACTATGCTTTCTGTTACGTAGATCTTGGCTTCTGCTTTGCTCACTCCTAGCACCGTGATCGCCGTGTAGTCTGATTTTTTCTTTTCGCCTGCGGGGTCGATATACATCACGAAATAATCGCACCTCGGAAGCTCGCGGTAAAAATGCATACTCTCTTTGGTGAAAATTTGAGTTTCGATACGCGGATCGTTTTGCTGCTCTTTGTTAAAAGATTTCAGGTTTTCGGCGCGCTTTTGCATGAGTTTTAAAATCGGTAGTGCATCCTCCCAAAGCACCCGCGCCCCATCGTCCATAAGGGTTTTGTTTTTTAGATAAAACGTTTCGCTAGCCTCTTTTGAAACATTTTTGTAAAGCTCGCTCCATCTCTCCCATAAATCCATACGCTTTGGGAAATTTACGATGCTTTGGTACTTTTTGGCATTCCAAAATTTAAGCTTGAGCTTCCTAGCTAAAACGCTATCTGCGTGAAGTATGGTGCCGATATAAAGCACGTCCAGACTTCCGTCTACGCTGCCCAAATTTAAAACCGCTTCGTCTAGCCACTCCTCGAGCTTGTCGCGTTGCTCTTTACTGCGCACGTTGGTGTCGTTTTCTAGGTCGTCTAGAATTACAAGATCTGGGCGGTATACGCCGAACTTTACACCGCGCAGTCTTTTACCAGAGCCAAACGCCTTAAGCTTGACTCCGTTTTTAGAGACGAACTCGCCTATCTTCCAGTTCTTGCTTGCGCCGCAGACGTGCGGGAAGTCCATTTTTAAATTTGCGTTGTCCTCAAGCTCGGCTTTGATGGCTTCAAGACACCCCTCAACGAGCTCCACGGCATCTGAAATTTCGACAATGAAGCGCTTCTTGCTAAAACAAATACACCAAAGCGGAAGAAGCTGCGAGCAGTACGTGGTCTTTGCATGACCGCGCGGCGCGGCACGGGCGTATTTGTCTCCGCTTGCGTTTTGCGTCATAGCTTCAAAAATCTGCGCTAGATCTTCGTGAAGCGCGCAAGAGCTGCTAATGCTAAAATAGTGTGGGAAATAAGTCCTTGCAAAAAACATAAAATCGTGCTCGGCGCGTTTTACCCTTGCAGCCCTATCTTTGGGAGATAGAGGACTATTTAGATGTATCTGCTCTTTTAGCTCGCCGCTAAGCTCCTCTAACCAGCCGTAAAAGTCTTTGCGCGTGAGCTTGCTAAGTTCGGGTTCTACGGCGCCGGCTTGCTTGTGCGTTTCTCTACTGTCCTCTAAAAAGCTATCCAGTTCGTCTTTTGAAAAAAGCATGTATTCTCCCTAAACGTCGAGTTCTTCGATAGCTTTGACGAATTTTTCGCTCTCGATGAGCTCTACGAGTTTTTTGATACACTCTTTGTTTTCGTCGTCTTTAAATTTATCGACTACTAGCATAATGACCTTTTTAGCGATGCTTAGACGGTATGCCGCTGGATTTTCGTAGCTTGCTACCTTGGTCATCTTGACGAAGCTATCGCCTATTTTTGAAAGCGCCTCGGCCTTTTTGCCTGCAGGCAGTTCGCTCTCTCTGATGTCCTTAACCGCAAGGCGCATCTCTTCGATGAAGTTTTGATAGATGTTTTGCTTATCTTCGCCGCTCTTATTTAGATAGCTTGCGGCTTTTAGTTCGTCCCAGTCGCCGTTTTGAGATTTGTAGTTTTTTATGGTTTTTACGGTTTTGTTTAAAATTTCGGCTATACGTTCTAAACTAAAGCCTTTTAAGTAAAGTTCTTTAGCCAGTTCTTTGATATTTGGTTTTTCAGCCATTTAAATCCTTTAAGTCCATTTTTTTCTCGCTGTGCCTAAACGCTCTTATGCCGAGCTTGGGTGCGCTGTCGTCTTCTAAAGTAATGGGAAGCTTTTTGCTAGCCATTTTTAAAAGTAAAGCGTCTAGCTTTGCTATTTGTTCGTTTAGCGCCTCTTTGGGGAAGTTGTTTCGCTTTTTTAGCTCGATAATAGTCAAATTTACGCCGATGTCTTTTAATAGCGGTGTAGGGTTTTGCGGAAGTTTGATGAAAGAGGAGATATAAGCCAAGGCATCGTTTACGCTATCGTCTATGACGCCTTGATTAATGGCGCCACTTCCTTCAAAATCGCTAAGCTCAAGCAACTCTCTAGTAGAAACTTCTTTTAGCAAATCGTCATTAGTTATATCCATCTTATCTCCAAATATTTTAAGCCTTTTAACGAGCGTTAAAGGCGCGTTAAAACGTTTAAAATATTTTTTTAGTATATTCGGTCATTTTTAATTTAAAAGGGCTCTAAGCCCTTTTAAATTACATTTTTAGCTCGATGATCGCGTCAAGCCTATTGCATATCGGAAGCGGTCTACTTTCGCTAACTATGCCCCAGCCCATACCTTTGTCGAGCACCTCGGGAGCCGCAGCAAAGAATTTAGTCGGAGCTTTGCCGATGGCAGACGTATGGTTTGCTCTCGTATAAACTACCTCAAAGATGTCGTCCATCAAAGGCACTACTACGCCTTTTTTGCCGCTCATGTAGCTCGTATCTTTGCCCTTCGTATTTTTGTACGAGGCATCATACGGCATAAAGGTCTTACCAAAAAGTTTAAGAGTTAAAACTCCGTTACTATCGACAACTTCGCAGGATTTTAGTTTTAGAAGCTCCTGGGCTTCGGCTAGTTTAAGTAGCTCGCCAAAAAGCTCTCTAGTTACTAACGCGATATACGGCTTTGCAACGCCTAACACCTCTTTTTGAGCAGCCTCGATATCGCTTAATAAATCTAATAACTTAGTCGCATTCGTGATAGTTATCTCTTTTCTATTTGCACTAAGTTCAAACAGCACCTTTCCTTTGCCGTCCATTACCTTACCGAAAATAGCGCCTATGGCCATATACTCTACGGTGTTGGTGATCTTGCTCTTTTGGCTAGCTAGTTTTTTGCCGATAGCCGCAGACAATGATTTAAGCTGCTCGCTTTGGGTATTGAGCGTTCTTAGTAAATTCATCTCGCTAGCCGGGAGTGGATCATACTGTGGGAAGCGAGGAAGCGGCACGGAAATAATGGTTTGGTCAGGGTTTTTTGTCACCAAGTGCTCTCCGTTTTCGCTAACGCTTTCAAGGATTATGCCCGCACCTTTTTCGATGATAATGTTATGGGTATTGGAAAGCGTCGGAGTCCATTTTTTGAAAAACGTATCCGTTATAAAATTTTGATCGGCCTTAGTCTGATTTATGATCTCAGTCATAGCCTCGACCGTAAATTTTTTTAAAAGTTCATCCATTTTTATCTCCTTATCTCACTATAATTTTTTGTTTGAATAGCGCGGTTTTTAGCTCCGCAGCAGTGCCTTCCAGCATTACCTCGCCAAGTACTAACACATCCGCTTCTTTGGTGGTTTCTACGTTGTCGCAAAGCACGCCGAATACCGCCTGGGCGTTTGCGATGGTCGTAGTTTGGTTGTCGCTAGTTACGGCCGCAAAACTCTCGCCGCCGTTAATACTAAATAACACCGTTCCGCATTCCAAAACCTTTGTAGTCTCTACCTTGGCGTTAACGCCTAGCACCTTGTTTACGACCACATCCCCGATAGTCTTTGGCTTTTTTTGTTCGTTAGACATTTTATTCTCCTCCTAATGCAAATTTAATGACGTCTATTTCTACGTCAGATTGGCTTTTGTTGGCAAACATATCGTTACCGGGCGCGCTCGTTTTTTGCTGCGGCGGCGTAACGCCTTTTAAAAACTCTTTAAAGCCATTTAAATCGGCTTTTGCGTAACTGAGTGCCCACTGCTTTTGACTTTCTTGCAGCTTATTTGCGATAATAGCTGTGTCTACCGCGCTTTGAGCCAGTTGTTCTTTTAGCGTAGCGACCTCTTGTTTAGAGGCATCAAGCTGATTTTTAAGCTCGACTATCTGAGCCTCATAGTTCGCGCCGTTTTGTGTAGCAGTCTGAGCCTGCGGCTCGCCTTTTGGATTTTTAGTATCATCCATGTTCGTCTCCTTAGTAAAATTTTTATTTGCTCTTACTTCGCCCAGCTCGTCAAGAAACGGCTTATTAGTTAGCGCCGCCGAGTGCAACGTGCACCCCTGCCAAGCTCCGGTTTTTTCGTCTACGCCCATAAAGTCGTAAACTGGGCTAAGATATTTATATTCGCCGTTTTTGATGAAATCCTTTGCTTTAGCCGTCCAACTTACGCGCCCGTAAAGCGCGCCGTCTTTTATAAAAAGCTCTTTTATCCAGCCCGCGGCAGGCGCTATCTCCCCGCTTAAAGTTTGGTGTTCGTAGTCGATCACTATATCTAGGCTGCGCTTGTCGAAATTTAGTTTCATCTTTTCGATATCGGCGGCGTCTATACTAAACGTTCCTCCAGCGTGTCCTTGCCAAACTCCGGTTACGGCTAGGCAAATTTCGCTTAAAACTTCTTCTTTATCGTTCTTTAGCGCGATTAAGTCTTTTGTTATGAGCATAAGAATTCATCCTTTTCTAAAAATTGCGTTTGTATCTGCCTGGTGAGCACGTAAACGTAGCCATAGTCTGTAATATCGTTTAGCGACGCCTTAGCGCTTTGGGGCTCTATCCTAAACTCGTTACATAAATTCGAGTTTCTTAGTCTTTCATCTATCGCCTCGCATAGAGCATAGGCTTTAAATTTATTGGCTTGTCGGTAGTTTTGATTTTTGTTTGAAGTGCAAGCTAGTATATGGATATTATATGTCGCGCTTCGCTCTACTACGTTTTCGTATTTTTCATCCACGAACTCTACGAATACGAAGCTCTCGCCGCCTTTTATCAATAGCTCCATCTCTTCTTTATTGTTAAACTCGCCCAAATACGCTCTAATCACCGAGTTTTTAGGTTCGGCCACTTCTCTAATCGTATTTATAAGTTCTTTTTCAAATTCTTCCAGCATTTAGCGCCTTTGATTATTTTTTGTGCGAATTATGGGCTGTTTTGGGCCGAAAATCTATTACAGAACTTTGACAAAGTTTTTTGACAAAAAATCGTGATAGATTTTGGGGCGGGTATGGCGTAATATTGCGGCAAAAGTTTGGAGGATGCCATGACCTTAATAGAAAAAATCAAAGAAAACGAGGGCTTTAGTAACAAGGTATATGAAGATACTCTTGGCTACTCTACCGTGGGATACGGCTTTTTGCTTGCCGCGCTTACGGCCGACGAGCTAGCGCTAAACGGCGGAAAGGCGGAGCCTATGAGTAAAGATGTCGCAGATAAAATTTTAAAACTCAAGCTTGAAAAACTTACTCCTGCAGTCTTTGCGACGTTTGATTGGCTAAAGGAAAAACCGCAAAACGTCCAAGAAGTGGTGATAGAAATGGCCTATCAGCTAGACGTTTCAAAGGTTAAAAAATTCGTAACCACGATGCACCATATAAGAATGGGCGAATACGAAGCCGCCTATCAAAGCGGCATGAGCTCTCTTTGGGCGAAACAAACTCCAAACAGAGCAAAAAAGGTATTAGGAGGCTTATTGTGAAGTTAACGATAACGCGCTTTAAAAATATAAGTGACGGTACGATAGGAAAGTTCGAACTGCGCGAAGCGGACGAAAAGCCGCTACTTTCAGGCTATACTCTTGAACCCGCGGGTGAAGACTGCGTAACGCCGGGGCGAGATCTACGCGTGCCGCAAGGAGTATACGAGACGGCATGGGAATATAGCCCGCGCTTCGGACGGGTTCTAGCAACGCTTTTTAACGAAAAGGTAAGCAAAAACCGCCGTATACTTATCCACGCGGGAAACTACCCCAAAGATACACTAGGCTGCGTTTTGATAGGCGCCAAAGCGGATGAAAGAGGAATTTACGATAGCAAAAAGACGCTTGAAGCCTTTATGGAGCGAGCCAAGAATAAGCCGCTAACCGTAGAAATCATAAACAAAGGCGTTTAAATGGGGTTTTTAGCAACTAAACTTCCTATCGTAGGCTTTGCGTTGGCCGCGCTTTTGGGTCTTGCTTGCGTAAATTTGTTCCTCGAAAATTCAAGGCTAGAGGGCGAAAATTCCGTCTTGGATAAAGATATTGGGGATCTAAAAGAGAAAAACGAGCGACTGACCAAGGACTATGCTACGGTAAAAAATAATCTAAACGCCTGCAACTCCTCTCTTTCTTTACAAAACGAAGCTATAAAAGCCGCCGCGGTAAAGATCGACGATACTCCGTCAAAAGAGGCCGAGCGGATAAAGAAGATCTACGTCAAAGATAAAAGCTGCGAGGCGGAACTAGCGGCATATAAGGAGCTGTTTCGTGATTAGGATTTTGCTTTTTTGTCTATTTGCTTTGATATTTGCGGGCTGTGCGGCCAAACCTCAAGCGAGCGAGCCGCATATCATTTACCAAGAAAAATACGTGCCCGTAAGGTGCAATGCCAAGATGCCCGATAAACCAAAAAACGACGGCACGTTCGAGACGGATAAGAGGATTGCTATTTATTACCGCGATTGCGAAAGATTTCTCAAACAATGCCTGGGGATAAAGGAATAAAATGGAAAATAGCCTAAATTTTAGCGACGAGATTAAAGAAGCTACGGGACTTATCAACTCGGCGGGAGCTTGGGGGACGAATGAGTTTTTGGTCTTTATGGTGATTTTCGGCTTTATCGTCTTCGTGGTGATCTTTTGGCTACTAAACAAAACCGCAAACAAAAACGCCGAAATTTTGGTGGATATTTCCGTAAGAAGCAACGAAGCTATAAATAACAACACGGTCGCCACCAGAGAGCTGGTAGAAACGCTACGCACCGAAAACGGCGCAAACCGCCAAAAACTAAACGAAATTCACGACGACGTAAAAGAGATAAAACAAAACGTGAGACGAAGGCGGCCTATTAAAAATAATAAATTTAGCGAGCATATCGGCGATGAGTAGGGAATATTTTATAGAAGTAGCAACGATTAGCGAAGTTCGCGGCGACAAGGCAAGAGTAGCCGTAGGCTCTATGGTTACCGATTTTTTGCCCGTGCTGCAAGCTTTTTCAAACTCCTTTGCCGTGAGCTTCTCTCCTATCAGAGCGGGCGAGCAGGTGCTGGTCTTGCCGGTAAGAGGCAACCTAAACAGTGGCGTCATACTTCGCGGACTCTACCAAAGCGCGCACAAAGAGGAGCCGACGGATAAAAAGGTGCGCGTAAGCTTTGAAGACGGCGTAAGCATGAGCTACGATACGGCTAGCTCTACTCTTGAAATTGCGGCACCGAAACAAATAAATATAACCTGCGAAAACGCAAATTTAAACGCTAAAAACGTAACTGTAACGGCAAACGACACTACTGTAAAAAGCCCAAATATCAAGCTACTAGGCGACACGTTCATAGAAGGCGCTATAAGCACGGCCGGCGACGGCGGCGCAAGCGGAAGCTTTGAGATAAACGGAAACGTAAGAATAACCGGGTCTATAACGACGGGAGGCGACGCAAGTTTCGGCGGCAGCGTAAGAGACGGCAGAGGTGATCTAACCAACCATACCAACAACGGACTAGCGAGGGACTAATGGCAAAGTATCTAGCGGATATAAAAGAAAGCATAAAAGACATCTTGCTTACACCCCTTGGCTCGCGGGTTATGTTGCCGGAATACGGCAG